CTTCTACCTCATACGCAGGACTAGGTGTAGTAGAACCTAACCCCAAAACCTTGTTAAGTTTTTGCTTGAGTTCGTCGTAAGACTTGAACTTGTCTGGTGACACTAACTCTTGGAGAGAGTACAGTCCTTCGTACACCCTTTCAAGTGAATCGTCATCACCATCAAACAACTGAGACGGTGCGTCAAACTCAGACTTATCGTAGTTACGATAACCCTCTACATTGCGAATCTTCAACTTGAAGTCTGCACCTTCCCAGAAGTCGAAAGGATTCACTGGTGATTCATCCTCAAACTCTGGTTGCATAAGATCATTGATCTTATCCCAAATCTTCTTACCATACTGGTACAGAAACACCTTGCCCTCGTTCTGAGGATTCGATGGGTCTTTGACAACCAGAATGTTAGAGAAGTATTTCAATCGACGCTTCTGCTTTCGTGCTTGCTCTTTCCCTGCTTCTGTGCCATTATTCCACAGTTCAGAATTATACTCAGACACTGGATCTTTCTGATTCAGTGTAGTCAGAGAGTTCTCGATGTACCAACCACCAGTTCCTTGGAACCCATGATCGAATAGACGAACCCAAGGTAGATCTTCACCCTTTGGTTCTGGTAGGAAACGAATCACTGCGTAACCATTACCTGCTTTGTCGACAGTTGGTTTCCAGATGCGTTCATCCGGTCCTTGTGAGACACCGCTAGTGTTGTCAGAAAGTTTCTGAGTTTCTTGAAGCAACTTGTCGAGTGATGAGTTGCGTGACTTTTTGAGAGATGCAAATGAATTTGCCATAATTGTATATTCCTCGTATAATTGTATATTTTGTATGTAACTTGTCCACGTATTCATAATGTATTACCTTATATTACACCAATTAGGGGATGGTGTCAACCCTTTTTATTTATTAAACCACAGAAAGTTTGTGTCTATTTACAGAAAAGACTGGAAAAGCATGCTTGGGTGCGTCTTGTTTTTCTGAAAGTTGTTGTTCGACATACGATAAGTTAACTTCTAAATCTTGAAGTCGTTCTTTAAGGTTTTGATTCTCCTTTTCAAGTTCTGAAATTTCGATTTGCAGTTCTGTTAAATCGTTATGCGTCATGAGTATGTCTCCAATACGATATGCTTTAGTTTGTTATTATCAGCATTAGTAAAGTGGTATAAGAACGGACGATACTTATGTATGAGTTCAACGACTTCATTCAGTATAATATCATCGTGCTTAGACCAATGTTTGGTAAAGTGTACCAGATCATCGAGTAAGACGAGTGTCTCTAGTGACACTGTACCCCTTTGATAAAGTCGGAATGCGTATGGGTGCTTTCCTTTTTCTATCACAAAAAGGTTATTAAAGTTCTCCTCTTTATCGTGTATCTGAGATAATTCTTGCTTGAAATTGTATGTTAAAGATTCGATTCGTTTACGCCATTTTTTAAAATCAATTTCAGTCTTAGGTGTGAGTAATTCTCCTATCCAAGTGTTGCCTCTGATGAAATTGGCAACGAGGTATTTGATAAAGTCGTCTCGATTGAACTTACGAGATGCCTTCTCAAAAAAATATTTATCTTTCCTTATCTCGTAAGAAGTGGTTTTTGCAGATATTTTTCCATGATATTTAAAAAAGTCGTATGACTTCTGCTTGAAATGATTATTCACTGCAAGGTATGTTTGATAGCAATCAAATCCACTCATTGTTTCACTCATATAGGTAGGCGATTAGGTTTCTCCAGAAAGTTGAGTTCCTGTGCTTCGTATCTTAGTTTTTCTTTGATGACTCCATTACATAGTTTCGCGGCAACTTCAATTTCCATTTCGTGCTTTTCGCACCACCAAACGATAGCATCCATGTAACTTAATCTTTTATCTTTCACTGTTTCTTCTATAATTATAGAAAATTTTTGAGAAGACATTAAGTCTAGCATTTTTACTCCTATGTAATATTCTTTGTTTAATTAATATACCACATAGTAATGGTTTAGTCAAGTTCCATATTTATAAATAGTACCTCTAATCATATCATTTGATTGAAATTCCCTTCATAATTTTTATATCATGAGTCACAAAAGGAATAACTCATGATTTTCGAAGCTATCGCCGCAATTCAAATCGCAAACGAGGCAATCGGTGCCATTAAAGAATTTGCGGGTCATGTCGAGTCCGTCGGTCAGATGGGCAAAGATCTTACTAAACTTGCAGACGCAAAAGCCGAACTTGAGAAAGATGCGGCATCCGGTGATATGGAAGCGTTTTGGGCTCTAGAAGACATCAAGCGGCATGAAGCTGAAGTTAAGCAAATGTTTATCTACAACGGTCGGGCAGGACTTTGGGATGATTACTGCAAGTTCATTGAAAACAGAAAGACGATGCGTGAAAACGAACGCAAACGTCAAGAAGAAAAAGAAAAAGCAAAGAAGAAACTCATTAAAGATACTTTAATATACGGAAGTGTGGGACTTGCTTGTCTTGCTGTTGTCGGTGGTGCAATTTGGTTACTACTATGGTTAATCTCACTCAAAGCATAAGACCAAGAAGAATTGCGAAACCCAAATATGATTATCGGCATCAAGTGTTATTTGAGAGAATACAGAAGGTGCGTGATGACTTTGAAGAAAAGAAAAAAATAATAAAACAAAAATGGAGAAATCTATGAAAGTAAATGAGTATGACGTAGAGGTAATCAAAGTGGTTGACGGTGATACTGTTGATGTGAACATTGATCTTGGATTTGGTATTTGGTTGAAAGATGAACGTGTTCGTATTATGGGTATTGATACACCTGAGTCACGGACATCAGATAAAGTCGAAAAAGTATTTGGTCTTGCATCGAAAGCAAGGTTGAAAGAACTACTTGATGAAGAAGCAATTCTTATCACATACGATGATAAGAAAGGTGAAGATATGAAAGGTAAGTTCGGAAGAGTACTTGGTGATTTTAGATGTGGTGGACGAACAGTAACTGAAATATTGATTGAAGAAGGTCATGCAGTAGCATATCACGGACAATCTAAAGATGACGTACAGGATGCACATATGGCAAACAGACAACGTCTAATCGGAGAGGGAAAGGTTGAGATATGAAGCATATAGAAAACTGTCATGAAATGGCTCAGATGGCTGGTATTGCTTATCTGGACGGAAAAGAAGCATCCAAAGAGTATAAGAAATTAGGGTATACCAAGCACAAGTTTTTTGATGAAGATGGTGCTCAGTGCCATGCTGTATGGAATGATCGACGATATGTTCTTTGTTTCCGCGGAACAGAACCTGATGAACTATCTGATATATTAGCAGATCTTAATGCGTTTCCTGATAAAGGCATTATGGGTGGATACGTTCACAATGGATTCCAAAATGAAGTAGAAAAGGTGTGGCCTAAACTCTTTAAACATTTTGTTGATAATGGAAACAAAAAGGAATTTTTCATCACAGGTCATTCACTAGGTGGAGCAATGTCAACTATCGCTGCTTCCAGATTTCAAGACTCAGTTGATTGTTTGTACACTTATGGTTCGCCTAGGGTAGGTACTAAAGGGTTCACTAAGACAATCAAATGTCCTCACTACAGACACGTTAACAACAACGACATCGTTACATCTGTACCTCCTGCTTTAATGTTCTATCGTCATCATGGTACACTACGGTATATTAACTTCTATGGGTTTGTTCGTAAGTTAACATTCTGGCAGAAAGTCAAAGACAAGATCAGAGGATACAAATCTGGTATCTTAGATGGTGCTATGGATCACGGAATGAACAACTACGTAGAGTTTACAGGAAGGAAAGAAAATGCTTGAGAGAATGTTTGCTGATACGTTATGGATCTGGACTGCAATAGGTGGTTCAATCATTGGTGCAATTGCATTAGCGTATCTCAAAGATACAAGAGCAGGGATCTGGTTCTACGGTAAGGTAGATCAGTTTCTTGACTTCTTAGTAGCACGTTATGGATGGACTTGGTTAGAGCAGCCAACAGATGCATGGCGTAAAAAGTATCCATTTGTTACCAAGAAGATAGACGAATTAGAAGACCGTATAAAGAAATTGGAGAAGGGTGGTGATTGAAATTTTATTAGTATTTTCGATTAACGGTGGACTTGAAGATATATCGGATCGAGTGTTTACATCTTATGAAGAATGTTCTACATTTGTAAATACTGTTGCAAATATGGATGTTGTGAACTCAGACTATGGGTTTAAATTCGTCGCATCTGACGGTATGCTCTTTGAAGGACAATGTGTAGAGATGCGAGAATGGTTTCTTAAGAAAGGTGACTTTAAGTTAAGTTAAATGCCCGGTGGAAACATCATTCTCATATTATTTCCACTTGCAATAATGCAGGTGACACCAACTTGTTTGTTCACTACAATGAATGACCAAGTGGTTGATCCTGCATTGATCCACAAAGAGTGAAACAGATCATGTCCTTGATCATTTTGACTTGGTGCCATCATAACAATTTCTTCTGAAAATTTATCTCTGATACCTTCAAGAAGATGCTCAGTATCACCACAGAACATAGGTAATTGTTTTTCATCAAACGGAATACCATTGTGATCTGCGAATGATGCCGTCGTCCATAACAACATGAGTGCAATTAGATATCTCATGTTTTTTGCCTTTTTGAATTGGTGGGGACTTCTGTTGCCAAGTGTCCCCGAAACTCCGCAGTCTTAATCAGGCTGCAAGTGCGAACGTTTCATCGTTTGCGTTTATCTTTTCGTAACTCTCGTCTAACCGCCCATCTGCCTGTCGAACCCAAGACATCCCCATCAAAAACATACCCCCGGTTTATCAGTCCGTTGCTCCTTCTTTGGGATCGTATTGTTCCACTTACGGTCTCGATACGAACATCATCCAAAGGCCAGCAGGGTATGCTTTTGGTGGAGATGGAGGGAGTCGAACCCTCGTCCAAACACCTTCTTGTCAGCGTCAACAAGTTACTTACTATTTAGGGATATAATTTCCCTCTTTGTCAATAAACCTTGCATTTACGGCATCTTTATACCGTTTCAATTTTTTTGCTTTTGTGAAATGATATATGTATTTATCTGGAATATAAATCGGATTTTCAAATAAACTTTTCCAATGATTCCACTTGTCACCCAAATCATTGTAAACAATTTCTTGGTGGGTGTTCATAAACAATAAAATTTCATGTTCATCGTGAAACGTTGAAATTTTTTTCTCGATAAGATAGTTTATTCTTTTTTTAATAAATTCGTACATTTCCCGAGCAGTCTCTTTATCAAATAATAAAAACCCTGCATTAACCAACACAAATCTATTTTCAAATTTGATATTATCATAATTCGTATAATTGAACTCATGCGTCCTATCCCATTCTACTTGAGATGCAGAAAGTCCAGTTTTAAGAGGAAGGTTAGGGGTTTGATTTGTTACTAACGTATCCGCATCTAAAAGCAAAATGTAATCATATTCTGTGTATTTTTCCAACATTAAATATTTTATATAAGCGTATCTCATTAGTTTATGAAAACTGCTTGTATTGTTTAGAGAAATTTGTTCTATCTTTTCTGGAATATTTGTTTCGATATGATAATCATATCCATATTTTTTTGCATATTTTTTTGCAGAGGGTAGTGTAACTTCTATCAAGAAATCTTCATCATCAAGTGATTCAACAGAAAAAGAATTCTGCATAATACCACCAAAAACATTGACCTGTTGAACCAGTACCTTCATTAATCTAAACTATATTTTGTAAGAATACACTCCAAAAACAAGACTGCTTCTCTTTCAGATCCAAAAAATTCGCAAGTAGTTTCTAGAGTATCATGATTATGCATGAATACCATTATTTGATATGATAGTCCCCTAACTTCCGAGATCTTGATTACCCAATCTCCAGAGTATACTTCAGGATGACTTATAAATCCTTGCATGTTCCTCACTTTTATACCTAGTAATAGTTTTAACACAATCGTAAATGTAATTATCTCTTCGTTCCTCAAACACTTGAGGTTCTTCT